GGGATGCCTATACTCGCAGAGAACAATAAACCTCGTCTATTGTACTATTTGAGAAGGCGTGGTTACAGAGGTTTTAGTATGAATAGACCTGATAAAGTATGGAATAAACTATCTACAACGGAAAAAGAAGTTGGTGGTATACCTAACTCAAGTGAAGATATAAAGCAAGCACACGCGGCGGCCATTGAGATGTATATACAAGACCACATAGGTTTAAAGCAAGATGGTAGCTATGGCGATATGTATTTCAACGACTTACTTAACGATTGGGCTAGATTTGACATAAACAAAAGAACAAAATATGATGCCGCTATTAGCTCTGGACTAGCAGTTATGGCTTGTAATAGGCATCTTTATAGGCCAAATGCAATAGTGCAAAGACCTAAACTAAACATAAATATTGCCAAGTATTCAAACAAAGGCAATACATCTAAATTAATTAAAAAATAAATATGGCAGAGTCTGTTGTAAAAAGTTATTTTCCATCACAAGTCGTTAGCGATAGTGAAAAAAACTCAAATGAATATGGGTTAAAAGTAGCTAAAGCTATTCAACACGAGTGGTTTCATGTTGATAGAGGTTCTAATAAACACAGAACTAATCACAATAATTTTCATAAACTTAGGTTGTACGCTAGAGGCGAACAGTCAATACAAAAATATAAAGACGAACTGTCTATAAACGGTGATTTATCTTATCTTAATTTAGACTGGAAACCAGTACCTATTATATCTAAGTTTGTAGATATTGTTGTAAACGGTATATCAGAAAGAACATATGACATAAAAGCATATTCACAAGACCCCTATGGTGTTGCTAAAAGAACTGAGTACATGAAAGATATTACAGACGACATGAAGTTAAAAAGTCTTGCTGAAAAAACACTTTCAACAACTGGTTTTGAAATAAGAAAAAACGACCCAGCAACTCTTCCAGAAACAATGGAAGAACTACAGCTTCACATGCAACTAACGTATAAACAGTCTGTAGAGCTAGCAGAGGAACAAGCTATAAATGTTTTAATGGAGGGTAATAGATATGAGTTGATCAAAAAAAGATTTTTTTATGATTTAACAGTTTTAGGTATTGGCGCGGTAAAAACAAGTTTTAACACACACGAAGGTGTTACTATTAAATATGTTGATCCAGTTGATTTAGTTTATTCTTATACAGAGTCACCTTATTTTGACGACATATATTATGTTGGTGAAGTAAAAAACATACCTATTAATGAGCTTATTAAGCAATTTCCTAACTTAACAACTTCAGAACTAGAAGACATAGTAAAAAACAAGTCACATAACAAAAACAACTATAACACCAACCACTCTTCATCCACAAACGACAACAACAAAGTGCAAGTGTTGTACTTTAATTACAAAACTTACAATAACGAAGTTTACAAAATAAAAACAACAGGTAGTGGAGCTTCTAAAGCTATTGAAAAAAATGATACTTTCAACCCACCAAAAGACGTAGAGTCATTTGAAAAACTAGCAAGAAGAGTAGAGGTTTTATACGAAGGTGCTATAATATTAGGTACTGACAAAATACTAAAGTGGGAGCTAGCTAAAAACATGATAAGACCTAAAAGTGATTTTACTAAGGTTAAAATGAATTACAATATAGTTGCCCCTAGAATGTACAAAGGTAGAATTGAATCACTTGTCGGTCGTATAACTGGCTTTGCTGATATGATACAGTTAACTCATTTAAAGCTACAGCAAGTATTATCACGCATGGTGCCAGACGGTATTTATCTTGACGCTGATGGTTTAGCAGAAGTAGATTTAGGCAATGGTACAAACTACAACCCGCAAGAAGCTTTAAACATGTTCTTTCAAACAGGATCTGTAATTGGTAGATCGTTTACTTCTGAAGGTGACATGAACCCAGGTAAAGTGCCTATCCAAGAAATACAGTCAGGTTCTGGTGGTCAGAAAATGCAAAGTTTAATTGGAACATACAACTACTATCTGCAAATGATTAGAGATACTACCGGGCTTAACGAGGCTAGAGATGGTAGTATGCCAGATAAAAACGCTTTAGTTGGTGTACAAAAGTTAGCTGCCGCAAATAGTAACACAGCAACAAGACATGTACTACAGGCTGGTTTATTTTTAACATCGGAGGTTGCAGAGTGTTTGTCACTCAGAATATCCGACATTATAGAATACTCACCAACAAAAGATGCGTTTATACAACAAATTGGTGCTCACAACGTTGCAACGCTTGAAGAAATTAAAGAGTTACATTTATATGATTTTGGTATATTCATAGAGTTAACACCTGACGAAGAAGAAAAACAAATGTTAGAAAACAATATACAAGTTGCATTGTCAAAAGAAAACATTGAACTAGAGGATGCTATTGATTTAAGAGAAATTAAAAACGTAAGGCTAGCAAATCAATTGTTAAAAATAAGAAGAAAGAAAAAACTAGCTAGAGACCAGCAAATGCAACAACAAAATATTCAAGCTCAATCACAAGCTAACATACAAGCACAACAAGCTTCTGCTCAAATGGAACTTCAAAAAGAACAAGCTAAAGCGCAAACACAAACTCAGCTTGAGCAAATGAAAGCTCAATTAGAAGCTCAAAAAATGCAGCAAGAAGTAATGCATAAAAAAGAGCTTATGCAATTAGAGTTTGATATGAATATGCAGTTAGAGCAAATGAAATCTCAGACAGTAGGTCAAAAAGATAAAGAAAAAGAAGATCGTAAAGATCAAAGAACAAAAATTCAAGCAACTCAACAAAGTGAGATGATTGACCAAAGAAATAATCAAAAACCACCTAAAAACTTTGAGTCAGCAAGTAATGATATAATGGGTGGGGGTTTTGATTTAGGTGCCTTTGATCCTAGATAACAATTATTAATTATTATTATATTATATTATGGAAGAAAACAATGAAAATGTAGTTGAAGAAACTACACAAACAGCTGAACAACCAGTTGAAGAAACTAAAAAACCAAAATTTAATGAAGACGGCGATTATGTTGTTGATTTAAACAAACCAAAAAAAGATGAAACTAAAGAAGATAACCCTGTCGACGAGGGAGTGGTTGGAGTCGATGAAAATGCCGATACCACAGAAAAACAAGAAGAAGTACAACCGGAAGGTGAAGCACAAGAAACTCCAGTACTAGAAGAAATTACTGAAGAAGAAATTGAAGAACAAACAGAGGAACTAGCTGAAGAAATAGTAGAAGCTAAAGAGACTGGTCAAGCTTTGCCTGAAAATTTACAAAAAGTTGTAGATTTTATGGAAGAAACTGGTGGTACACTAGAAGATTATGTAAGACTTAATCAAGATTTTTCAAGTTATGATGACATGACTATTTTGAGAGAGTATTACAAACAAACTAAATCTCACTTAACTGAAGATGAAGTTAGTTTTTTAATAGAAGACTCGTTTTCATATGACGAAGAAGATGAAGAAAGAGAGATTAAAAAGAAAAAAATAGCGTTAAAAGAGCAAGTTGCCAACGCTAAAAGCCACTTAGACGGGCAAAAGTCTAAATACTATGAGGAAATTAAAGCTGGTTCTAGGTTAACTGCCGAACAACAAAAAGCTGTTAACTTCTTTAATAGATACAACAAAGAGTCAGAAGAAACTCAAAAAATAGCAAAAAAACAAACTGATACTTTTTTAAATAAAACTAATAATGTTTTTAACGATAAATTCAAAGGTTTTGAATACAGCGTCGGTGATAAAAAGTATAGGTTTAACGTGAAGAACGCTAACGAGATTAAAGAAACCCAAAGTGATATTAATAATTTTGTCAAAAAGTTTTTGAATGAAAATAACGAAATGTCAGATGCCAAAGGTTATCACAAATCTTTATACACAGCGATGAACCCCGATGCTATTGCTAATCATTTTTATCAACAAGGTAAAGCTGATGCTTTGAAACAAAGCGTTGCAAAATCTAAAAATATAAACATGGATCCTAGGCAGTCGTTTTCAAACGATAATACAAGTGGTCCTAAAATGAGAGTGCTTAGCGATGATTCTCCTAGCTTTAAGTTTAAAATTAAAAACAAAAATAAATAATAAATTTAAAAAAAATAAATTATGGCAATTATAGGTGTAGGTGCAGCTGGTTACACTCCAGCTCCCCTAAAACAAACGTTGATCACTAATTACATTGACTTCACAGCCAATGGAAATGGGTGGGCTCAACAATATTTACCAGACTTAATGGAGGCGGAAGCTGAAGTTTTTGGTAATAGAACAATTTCAGGTTTTTTAGCTCAAGTAGGAGCTGAAGAAGCTATGTCTGCTGATCAGGTTATATGGTCTGAGCAAGGTAGATTACATTTATCGTACAAAAGAATTACAATTGGTGGTTCTGGTAACGCAGGAACTTTAACTTTTGGTACTAACGCTACAGATGCTGATGGAAAAGATGTAACTAGCACAACTGGAGCAATATTTCATGGTATTAGAAAAGGAGACATGCTTTTAATATCACAAGCAGGAGTAACAAAAAGAGCTTACGTTACTAATGTAGCTGCTTCTGGTTCTGGTGTTGCAAACGGTCTTGTTACTTTTGAGCGTTATGACGGTGAGGATTTCGACGAAGGTACTATGGCTACTGGTGATGCTTCGGTATTAGTTTTTGGATCTGAGTATGCTAAAGGTGTTCAAGGTAGAGAAGGTGCTAACAAGCCGCAATTCTTACAAAGAAACAACAAGCCTATCATTTTAAAAGAAAAGTATGAGGTTTCAGGATCTGATGCTGCTCAAATTGGTTGGGTTGAAGTTTCTGGTGAAGACGGACAAAGTGGTTACATGTGGTATTTAAAAGCTGCAGGTGATACTAAAGCTCGTTTTGCTGATTACTTAGAAATGGCAATGTTAGAAGCTGTTGATAATTCAGCTAACGATACTGCTGGTCACCAAGGTGGTACTATCACTGGTACTGAAGGTTTATTTGACGCTTTAGAAACTAGAGGTAACGTGGCTAACACAATGACTGCAATGGCAGATTACGATGAGTTAATTCACGAGCTTGATGCAAATGGTGCTATCGAAGAAAACATGATGTTTATGGATAGAACTACTAGTTTACAGTTAGATGATATTTTAGCTGCTCAAAATTCTTACGGATCTGGTGGTACTTCTTACGGAGTATTTAGCAATTCAGAAGATATGGCGTTAAATTTAGGATTTACAGGTTTTAGAAGAGGTTCTTACGACTTCTACAAGTCTGACTTTAAATACCTAAATGATGCTTCTACTAGAGGGTTAATAAATTCTACTGATGCGACTAACGCTATTAGAGGAATTTTAATTCCAGCTGGTGTATCAACTGTTTATGACCAAGGGTTAGGTAAAAACATTAAAAGACCTTTCTTACACGTTAGATACAGAGCTTCTCAAATGGAAGATAGAAAAATGAAAAGCTGGACTACTGGTTCAGTTGGAGCTGCTACTTCTGATTTAGACGCTATGGAAATGCACATGCTTTCTGAAAGATGTCTAGTTACTCAAGGTGCTAACAACTTTGTATTATTCAAAGGAGCTGCATAAGCATTATTATTTAAGGATCGAGGCTTCGGCCTCGACCCTTTATTTTTATTAATTTATATTATATTATATTATGGCAAAAAAACAAAAAACACAAGAGGTGGAGGTACCTATTGTTAAAGCCCCAGTGGTTGAAACAAAAAAACCAACAAGAAAAGAACCAACTTACAAAACTGTTGATGGTTGGGAGTTAAAAGATAGAATGTACAGATTAACAGGAGATAAACAACCATTGTCTCATTGGTTTAAAAGTAGAGGTTTGTATTATTTTGACGAAGAACTAGGTTATGAAAGAGAAATAATGTACTCTGAAAACCAAAAGACAGTTTTTGTAGACGAAATGAAAGGACAAATTGTTAGAGGAAGAATTATTTTTAGAAATGGTATATTATCCGTACCTAAAAACAAAGTTACTCTTCAAAAAATGTTATCAATATACCACCCTCAAGCTGGAAACTCTTGGGTTGAAGTTTCTGAAAAGAAACAAGCCGTGGAAGACCTAGAAGATATAAACATAGAAATAGACGCTTTAATCGCGGCTAGACAAATGGATGTAGACATGGCAGAAGCTATCATGAGGGTAGAGTTAGGTTCTAAAGTTACAGAGATGAGTTCTAAGGAGCTTAAAAGAGATTTGTTGTTGTTTGCTAAGAACAACCCAGAGTTGTTTTTAGAATTAGCAGAAGACGATAACGTTCACCTTAGAAATATAGGTATTAAAGCAAATGAAATGGGTATTTTAAAACTTTCTGGTGATCAAAGAACTTTTATGTGGGGTTCTACCGATAGAAAAGTAATGAATGTTCCTTTTGATGAGCACCCGTACTCTGCGTTAGCAGCTTATTTTAAAACAGATGAAGGTATGGAAATACTTAAAACTATAGAAAAACGATTAAAATAATCAAACTGTAGGAGCAGTCGCTCTTCGGGGCGATTGCAAACTACAAAAAAATAAATTATGGCAGTAAATGTAAATACGGTATATCAAAGAGTATTAGCTATAGC